ACTTCTTTGTACTCAGGTGAATCCATAAGTTGTTTTGCTTTACGACCAAACCTTACAGATAATTCAGTTGTGTTTGTAGATTGAATAATTTTTAATTTAGGATTTCTACCTACCATCCATGCAGGAAGTAGATAAGATGCAAATTCAGACTTAGTATGTCTAGGAGCCATATTAATAATTACACGTTTTATTTTTCCATTTGCAATATCATTAAATTTTTTTGCAACATCTTTATGATGTCTACCTTCAACAAAATCAGGCCATACGTGTTTTACAAAAGCCATAAAATCGTTTCTGATTTGAGACTCCTTTTTCTTCTCTTTCCATTTAGCCATGTACAAGGCCAGCTGCCTCTTTACATCAGGCGGCAACTTTTCAAACTTTTTTAATTTTTCTATATCCATAAAAGCATTTCAAAAAAATTTTCTAAAAAATTTTTAGAATGTTGTTTTAGAATTCAGTAAGTATTTTATGCCTTTAAGTATACAAAACTTGGCATAATGTCGCACCTACGGGACCCCTTTTTGCTTGACACTATATCTTGTTTTAAAAATTTTTCAAATTTCTAGATGCTGTTGGTACCTCTATTGTGCGAAAGGGTGCGACATTTTGTCGCACCCCATCTTTTATTGTCGAGGCTAGTCCAATAAAACCATATACGCTTCGGCGTTGTGCTGTCTGAACCAATCTAAATCAGCACGTACTTTGTCCCAAAGTTTAGACCCGCCGTAGCCTAGCTGCTTGTCTTCTAATGTTGCAGCTAATTCATTAATAAATATTCTATCGTGTTTGATAGCCTCTTCTTTTGTTAGCATAATAGACTCACCACTGAATCTATTCTTTCTTTCTTCTGTTCTTTCTGTTGTCATGTTTCCTCGCTTTGTTATGGTCCTATTATAGCACAATTACGACGCGACCGCCATTGTCAACATTGTCGCACCGTGTTTAATATATCCTTTCAAATATTTCATACAGTCGTTTTTATTTAAAATAGTTTTTAATTTAGACTGCATCAATGGACATTTTTCATCATGTCCAAAACCTGTAACTGCATGCACTATTTCATGAAATACTATATTTCTTAAAGAGTCTTGACCTAAATCAATCGCATCTTTTGTTATCCAAATTTTTTTGTTTTTTAATTCTGCTACACCTAAAACTTTATGATTTCTAGGCTCGCCAATTCTAACTTCTATTCTAGGTAGATCCTTAATTTCTTTTTTTACTTCATAGATTAATTCAATGACTTGTCTTCTTAATTTGTATACTGCGTCGTTCATTTTAAAGTTTTTTATTTGTTTTGTTTTCATCTTTCCTCGCTTTGTTATGTGCCCATTATAGCACAATGGCGCTCAATGCGCCATTGTCAATATTGTCGCAGTTATCTTTTACTCCAACTGAATTTATGTATTCCATTATAATAACCATTTTTTACTAAATAATTATATAAGTTCTTTTTAGTTTTAGGTGCTTTGTCATCATTTATAAAATTTAAAACTGCTTTTGCAAATGATGGAAAGCCTGTAACTCTTGGATTGGTCATTAACATTCCTGTTTGCACTTCGCTTTCAAGTGCTTTCAATAATAACTCTTGTTGGAATGTGTACCCTGTTTCCATTATTGTGTCTGCTATTTTCATATTTCCTCGCTTTGTTATGAACCCATTATAATACAAGATTGTGGCAAGAATATGTCTTGCCACAAAAATAATTTGTCAATCTTGTCGCACCCTTGATTCATCAACCTCTATTCTAGTGTCTGAATAAGTATAACCATATTCAGTTGTGGTTGTCTTTTTTTCTGGGTCATGAATCGGTGTTTCTAAACAATCGTTTCTAGGTGCAATGGCTACGATTTCATTAACGTACTTGTGAAAGAAATCATTGTAGCAACCTTGACTGCAAAACAATGACCACGCATTACCACTATTCCAATTATTAATTTTAATCTTACGAGTTCTTAAAACCTTTGAGCCCTTGACACCTCGCACTCGGTCAACTGTATGTCTGGTGTGGCAATCTGGACCATGGCACCAATTAAATTCACTCATCGTTAAAACCTCTCTTTCTTTTTTTCATGTAAGAATATAACTCGCCTAATTCTAAACTGTCACAACTGTTGACGAACTCAACGAGTTCTTCTCTCATTTCTTTTTTTGCTTGATAGGCTCTCGCTTTGTTTTCTGTGATAGCCATATCAATTCCCCATTTAGTTTGATCTGTCATTATTGTACCCTCTCATTCTCTACATCATAAATTATTGAGTAGTTTTTTGCAGTTCTGTAATTGTCTGCCTCAATATCAAAATAAGTTAATAACTTATGCCCTTGCTTTGATATCCATTGTTTGCACTTATCATTCCATAATGCTTTTCTAAATATTCTTTCGCCTTTATATTTTTCTGCATTCCATGTAATTGTAAAAGTGTCGTTGTTTTCTAGTTTCATATTTCCTCGCTTTCTTATTTATAGGACTATCCTATCATGGATAGCCCTATAAGTCAATGACTAATTTGACGCAGTTAATTGTTCAGCTAATAGTTTTTTAGCAATCGCAATTTTTTCTTCTCTAGTTTGTTCAACTTCATCTGTTAATAGTTCAGCTAAATTAGTCGGACTATAAATTGATAAAGCCATACTAGAATGTGCGTCTAATATACTTTCATTTAAAACAACACCTAACTTATCAGCTAGTTCTTTTGCTTGGTCAAAGTATCGGTATGATTTTAAACCTAGTTTTAGTTTTTCCATTTTTTTATTTACATGGTCAAACATAGCTTGATGAGTTCTTACTACTTCTTGTTCAGCAGTTTGAAAACTTTTAAACCATAAAAAAGTTTCATTGTCCGAAACAAATTGTCTGTTATGACAATAACTGCTACCTATAACCCAAATTTTAAAATCGTTTTCCCACTCATCTTTAGGAAACATTTGAGATTGACTTACATCATTACGACTACCAAAACCCAAAAATTTATTTACTGCACTTTCTGAATTGTAGTAAGTAGGGTTTCTTTTGTCGTAGTTGTTGCCTAATCTGACATCATAATCTGCGTCAATGCCTTTAGCTTTCATCTCATTACGATAATAAGAAGTTAAGAAGTCTTTATCCATATCGCCAAATTTAATATAAACATTTTCATAAACTTCTTTTGGGTTGCCTTGATAATCAGTTTCCATTTTCGGTGTATCAGTTTGAACATAGAAACAATTATCATGGTGCAACTCGCCACCATTTCTTTCGCCATACTTATTAATCATAGAACGAATTGTATCAACATCTTCTTGAGGTTGATGAAATCTTACAAGTGCGTCTATTTTTGTTTTGGCAAGTGAACGCATATCATTGTAAGTTTCTTTTGCTTGTTGCCATGCTTTCTTAAATTTTGAATTATCTTCAAAATGATTTTGAAAGACATCAGCAATCACTTTTCGCTTTTCTGCGTTAAGTGTTATACGTTTTTGTTTTTCCATATATCCTCGCTTTCTATATTTATATTACTAAAAAATTGTGGCGAGATTTTGTCTCGCCACAAAATAATTTATGCAACTTCTTCGTTTAAAACTAGAGGTTGCTCGTTGCTTGTTAAATACTCATCAACTTTATTTAAGTGATAAGTATGATCTTTATCGTCATTCAACTGCTCATAAGCTAAAAGCATTTTAGTTGCTTCCTCTAAACTAAAAGCAGTTTCTTTCATAATTGTATATTTGACACGACTGTTCGGCCATCTATCTTTTCTAATTATGAAAAATTTATTTTCTTGTCCTGACATATTTGTGTCCTCGCTTTCCTGTATAAATAAAATCAACTGGAATGTGAAAGTCTAAATCGTCAATCAAACTTTCGCTTTCCCAAATTTCTTTGGCAAAGTTGAAAGATGACGGAACGACATTATATATTCCATTGTTGATTTTTATGTTTTCTTTTTTAACTTTCATGCTGACAGCATACTAAAACAATGTGGCAAGAATATGTCCAAACAAAAAATAATTTTGTACATTCCTGTCGCACCCTGGACATATTGTCGCACCATGCATTATTTTCTTGAACGTGACATTTATGTCACAACTGGTCAAAGTTGTCGCACCTAAAAAAACTTTTAGATCTGACACATTGTTGCCATAATTTTTTATTATAATGTTTTTATATTAATTAACAAAGAAAGCGAGGAAAGATGCCTAGATACAAAGTACACTATACAGCAGACATCTGGGAAAGTGTAATAGTTGAAGCAGAGTCCAAAGAAAAGGCTAAAGAACTTTTTGAGGTACATGATGACAACTATTTCGAAGCTAGAGAAGATGAGCCTGAACAGCACGGCATGGAAAATATCAAAGTCGACGTTGTTGAGGAACTGAAATAGAATTAGAGAATGGTGCCTCATTAGCCTTTATCGCACCTTAAAAACTATAAAGGCGGGACAACGCTGGGTTCTGTGTCACACCATGCACTGCGCATCGTCTTCACATG